CCCCGACGGTGAGGTCCTCGTCCGGGTCAGGCTCCATCCGGCCGTACCGGGCGTTCGCGTTGAAGGTGAAGGTGTACTCGCCCTCGAACTCGTCGGCGACCGTGGCCAGGGCGTCGACTATGGCCTGGCGGTGCTCGTCGGAGATGTACTCGGCGACGAAGTGTTGAGCCGCGAGCTCGAACTTGAACGCCCGGAGGTCCGCGGTGCAGTTCGAGCAGATACGTTCGCCGGTTTCGAGGCGGCGGTAGGCGACCCCCTCGTCGGCCTCGCCCCGCGGGACCTTACAGACCAGACACAACTGGTCCTTCACGGCGTACGCCGGGAGCCGAAGGTCGCGGTCGCACTGCTCACACCTCACCGGGTCGGCCGGCGGGTGACCGCCCTGGTCTGCCCAGGTGGCGTCGACGGGCTCACCGCAGCTCGGGCAGTGGGTCAGGTCGGGGAGCGCGTCCGGGTGGCTCATCCACCGGAATCTGTACTCGTCGGGCTCGCGTTCGGGATGCTCTTGTGTCATGGTTGTGCTTCGTGTTTAGAGGGGCGGCAGTCAGGGCAAAGCCAGTCGCCGTCGACGGGCTTTATCGACGCCAGGTCACCACACTCCTCGCAGTGGCCCCAGGTCGGCGCGGTCATGTCGGTAGGTCGCTCATGTCGTACTCGGACTCCTGTACCTCCTCACCGCTGACCCCGCGGAGCGCGATCTCGACGGCGTCCAACCGGTCGTCGTGACTCCCGGTCGGGAAGCTCACCCACTCGTCGGCGAAGGACTGCCACTTCTGCGAGGCGCGTTCCCGGGCCGCCTTCTGCTCGGTCTCTCCCTGCAGGCCGCGGTCCACGATCTTCACCCGGCCGGCCTCGAACTGGGAGCTCATCGAGATGATCCGCTCCTCCTTCGACCCTGACGAGGAGCTCCGGTGGAAGCGAATGTCCTCTTCGCGGGCCTCCTGGACGAGCCAGCGTTGGGCCTGGTTACTCTCAACGAGCACCCGGCTCACCGGGTCACCGTAGGTCCGCTCCACGCCGTTGAGGACCGTCCTGATCCAGCCGAGGGCCCGCTTCATGCTGATCCCTCGCTTTCGCTCGAGCTCCACGAGGTAGGTGACACCGGAGGTCGGGTGGTCGGCGATCACGGAGACGGCCCACCAGTCGGAGTCCCCCCGGGCCGCCTTCTCGGCGTCGTCCTCGACCGCGACGTCGACGCCGGCGATGAACCGGAGGCCCTGCTCGGGGACCCCCGCGGGCGAGGCGTAGTTGAGCATATCCTGCGAGAGAATCTGCCCCTCCATCGCCCGCGGGTCGTTCTGGTTCTCGCGCTTAAACACGAGGCTGGACCCATCCTCGCTTTGGAGCTCGGAGAGGAGCTTCTCGATCAGGGCTTCAAGGGGCCACCGCTCGGGCCACAGAACGTCGACGTCTCGGTCGGGGTCGATGTTGAGGATAGTCTCGTTCTGGGGGTCGATACTCGATAGGTCGGTCCCGCGGTACGTGTTCCCGGCGTCAGTCGTGACCGTGAACTCCCCGTTCTCGATGATCGAGTAGTCGGTGATCGCCTTGCGGACCTTCACGTCCCACAGGGCGGTGTCCATCAACTGACTGTACAGGTCCTCGTTGTGCTTTCGGGTCCCCAAGACCAGGTACACCGACTCGCCCGCCGAGCCCAGGTTCTGCTGGTAGTCCTGGAACTGTGACCACCGCTTCTGTCGCTGCGTCTCGGTTCGCTGCGTCGGCCAGCTCACGATGTCGTCGAAAATCAGGAGGTCGTAGTGGCCGCCCGTGATTTTGGAGTCCATCCCGCGGGCCGCGATGGTCGGCTCGGCGTGATTCGCCGTCCGCTCGAGCGTGAGGTTCGTCGCGTTGTCCTCATCGATCTCCCGGCCGAACTTCGCTCCGTGATCCCTGATCGTTTTCGCGCACTGCCGGAGCTTCTCCTTGGCCTTCGTCTCCGACTCCATCAGGATCAGCACCCGGATGTTCGGGCTTTGGAGCGCGGCCCAGGCCGGGATAACGTGGGAGCCGGTCTCGGACTTCCCGTGCTCACGAGGGAAGAGGCGGGCGAGCCGGCGCGGGTGATCGTCAGGATGCTCGAGACCCTTGTACACCGAGCCCATGATTTCCCGGAGGAACGGCGGGGCCCGATACTCGTAGTTGTGAAGCGCGAGCGATGAGAGGGCCGGATGCCGGAGGGGCTGCTCCTCGGCGAGCTCAACGAGCCGGCGCGTTTTCCCCTGGGCGTCGGCGCTCATGAGTCAAGCCACCTCCAGGACTGAAACCGCGGGCCAACCATCCGGCCGCTCCCCTGATAGCCCGCTATCGAGGGGGCTGGACGGGCATCCGTCGCCCCCGAACCCCAGGGTTCGTGCGGACGTCGGTACACCTCCGGCGGGAAGCAGGTCATGAATCATGGTCACGGTGCATCGAGTCGGTGTACGTCGTCAGGAGCGACCAGGTGTCCCGGTCGAGGTCGCCGTCCTCGCCGTCTTGGATGAGCCGGGCGATCACCTCGGAGCGCGACCGGAGTCCACGGGCCTCTCGGAGCTCATCAAGGGCGTCGATCACCGGCTGCCCGAGAGAGAACCAGACGGTGTACGGGGGAGCCCCGCGGTGGAGCTGTACGTGACACTCCTGGCAAAGCGGGATCAGGTTGTCCCGCCGGGAGTGACCATGATCGCCGTCCATGTGGTGGACCTTCACCTCATCCGCTGACCCGCAGTGGAGACACCGCTCACCGAAGAGGCGGAGCGCCTTGCTGCGGTAGTCGTCTCCTGCCATACCTGACCGGTCAGTTCTCCTTGCTGACAATCTCTTGTAGGTCAGGGAGCTCCTTACCCATTTCCGTGAGCCGGCCGTGCAGGGTCTCGATCACCAGGTCGTCCCAGTACCGAACGTCGGCCTCATCCTCGAGGTGGTCACCGGTGTCCGGGTCGAAAAACCAGGTCACCCCGAGCGGCGTGACCTTCCCGAGCAGGGCGTTCTCGCAGACGATGAACGCAGCCCCCGCATCAAGAAGCAGCCCAAGCGACTCGATCTCCCGGACATCGTCGGCACCGTTGAGGATGAACATCCAGTTCCGGTCCCCGGCGTCGAAGTGATCGTACCACAGTCGGTCCAGCTCGTGCAGGGGCTCATCGTGAACCGCGGGGAGCTCGCAGGTGAAGCCGTACGCCACCGGAACGTCACCCAGGGCCTCAAGTATCGCGTCTCCCTCGCGCTTCTTCCGTTTCGCTTCGTGTTTATCCATGAGTTAGAGCACCTCGATCAGCAGGACGGTCGCTCCGCCGGCGAGCGTCAGGATCAGCAGGACCCGGAGCGCGGTGATCGCGTCCAGGTTACTCATCGGGCTCCTCCTCTTCCTCGTAGGCGTAGCCCGTGACTTCCTGGGGCCGGGCTGCCTTATCATCGACGTAGGCGTCAGCCCCGCCCTTCTCACACCGGATACCGTGGTAGGGGACGCCCCACTCGGTGAGGCGTGCCGCGATCACGCTGGCCTGGCTCCAGGGCCGAGCGGTCCAGACCACTATCTTCGCTCCGGAGTAGTACTGCTCCTTCACCCACTCAACCATCGGCTCGTGAGGCTCCTCAACTTCGCCTTCCCAGTGCCGAACCAGGTCCTCGGTAAGGGTCCTGTCGAAGTCGACCGCGACCAAGTCACCTGGTCCGAACTCCCGCCGGGCGTTTGCCGGCGTCGACGGCCAGGGGGCCTCGGGCGCTCCCTCATCCATCTGCCTCACCCCCCGGCAGTTGTGTGTTTTCTGGCGGCCCCGTGACACCCTTCCCGAGTTCGCCGGCGAGCGCGTGCTGAAGGTGGAAGCCTGATAGCTCGGCCGGGAGGATGCCGTCGGCGGTCCCGTCCGGCTCCGCTATCTTCGCTGCCCACCGGCGGTCGGTCGGGGAGCCCCGGTAGGTCCCGGCGTCAGTCCGCTCCATGTCGGCCGGGCTCCACACGAAGAACGCTCGCGAGGAGTCCCCGGTCGGGAGGCCGTCGCTCCCCCGCTTGAACCGCCCGATCACGACGGCCCTCATCCCGTAGGCCCCGGCGTACGCCTGGAGCTGATCGA